GATGTTGTGCTTGTAAAGAATCTACTGCTTTTTCTCTTATGCTTTGAAGTTGCTGGAGTAAATCTTGTGCCACATTAAACTGTTGGTAATGTTATTGGTTGTTGTGGGAACTCTCCTAATGCTACTGTATTACCATCTATTTCTTGATCTATTGTTGTAAGCATTTCATCATCTTCAATAACTGTTCTTGCAATTTGTTTATCTAGTTCTTTTGTAAATGTACTTGATTTAATATTAGAAGCTTTTGCAGATTGTAATAATTCTAAATCAGTTGCCCAATCTCTAATATCAAAAGTTGTAGGATATATTATTGTTCCATCAAATACTGTTTCTTGCCATAGTGCAAATAGTCTCCAAATTTGTTCTTCTGCTAATTCCATTAACTTTGCTTTAGATGCTAGTCTTGCATTTAATAATTGGAATTCAGTTCTAAGTGCAATACCAGATTGTATTCTTTCACCAGTTGCTCTTATAGCCCCAACATGAGAGATTCTATTTATTGCTTCTACTTTATGTGCGATAGATTTTAATACTCCGTCTAAATTACTTCCACTTGGTTGTAACATATAAGGTTTTAAGTTTGCATCTATGTTATCAGGAATTTCTATAATAGAACCTGCACCACCGACTGCTTCAGTATCTCTTGTCTTAACTAATGATGGGTGATTTGATATTCTAATAATTTGTTCAATCTCAGATAGTTCATTGTAAATAGATTTTTGTAAATCAGCTATGTCAGTTAAATCAGAAACTCCTAAACCTCGCATTGGTGATCTTTGATTGTAAAGAATTACACAAGGAATCTTGCCAATAGGATTAGGTAAAGACTCTATTAATTTTGGTTCATCTCTATTACCAGTCATTAATTCTACTGTATCTATTCTGTCCTCGTACCAAAGTTTATAAACTTCTCTAGTGCTTTCAATAGACTCTCTAATTTTTACATAATCTAAATAGTAATAACCATTTGGTGATCTAGTATAGTTCCAGTCTAATACGTTCTCAGGAGTATATACGTTTATATATGGTCTAATGTTTTGTTCTAATTCTTCTCCACGAGTCATTACATTCGTTGATGGTTTGTCCACGATAATCCAACAATGTCCATAAACAGAAGCATAGTTTTGCACTTCTCTCATTAGAGAATCAAATGTTCTACCTTCGTAATCTGAATCTTGCAAAAACTGATCTACTGATGGGTCGTCTGATAATGTGCCAAGTTCTCTAGTTGGTAAAACTCTAAATAAAAATGATGAATAAATATCTATTACGTTTCTTGCGTGGTTATCTAATGGAGTATAGCTAAGTCTTTTAAAGTATTCTGATTCTAATTCTAATTGGTAATTTTGTAGGAACTTTCCATCTTGATATTCTTTGCCACCTAAATATGATCTGATGTAATATTCCCATCTTGGCATTTGCCCTTTGTATTGAATATGTTGTGCTTCTATTTCTTGTCTTGTATATGCCATTATGAAAATCTTTTAGGTTGTGATTTAGGTAAGTTTGAAGTGATTGGAAATAAATATTCTATTGCGTAACCAAGTGCGTCAGTCATGTGATCGTAACCATTATTGCTATTAATAAGTGTTTTACAAGAAGGATTAATAAAAATGCTTCTCTTGCCATCAAATGCTTTTAGTTTGCTGTTCACAGAATTAACTCTATCTCTAACTAAAGCATGAGTGTTTTTACACTTAACATTTAAACCAGCATTTTGCAAGATAGTTAAATCAGTTCTACCCCCTGCTGAAGTCTTACGTTGTCTTGATGCTGGGTCTGGGTACACAATAATTTTAGACTTATCGTGCCTAGTTAATAATTCGCTTAAAAACTCATCAGTATTAGAACTATAAATAACAATCTCATCAAAAACATTTACTATACCATTCTTAATTTGAAATAAACAAGCACTCATTGGGTCTATGTTAAAGTCTAATCCAATATGAATCATAAGTTTGGGGTCGTACTTACATTCTTGCACATTTAATTGGCGATCAAAGTTATAGTAAACAACTCCTGAGTAGGTTTCAAATGATGCTAAATATTCTTGTCTAAATGTTCTCTCGTCTAAATCTTTCATGGCTTGTTCAATCTCGTCTTTATCTACTTGTCCACCATCTAATGTAGTAAATTTAAATGACTTCCACTCAGGGTCATCTCCTAACCCTTTTTGATATATCTCATAAGACCAGTTACCAAATCCTCTAGGTGTTCCTATAAATAATACATTACCAGTAACGTGTTTATCTGAGATTGTTGGTCGCAATACTTCTGTCCAAGCTTCTTGTGGGACATCAGCATATTCGTCAAGCAATAAAAAATCTAATCCAACTCCTCGTAAATTATCAGGAGACTTATCTGCACCTTTTAAACTAATCTGTGAACCATTCCTTAATACTAAAGATAGTTCTGTTTCATGTGCGTATTTAATCCACTTCTTTTCTGTAACTATTTTCTTTAATTGTTTCCACATAATCTCCTTACTCATTCTGTAAGTGGGTGCTACATAGAATATCTTTGAGTTAGGTTTGCGACTTGCAAATCTTAATAGTTCGTACATGGCTAAGTGAGTCTTACCGAATCTTCTACCAGTAATTAAAACTCTAAATCTTTTTGGACAATTATATACTTCTAATTGTGGTTTACTAAATGCCATTTAGTTTACAGATTTATTCTCGTTCTCTAAATCTTCTTCTAACTTTTTTATTATTAGGTTTAATCTTTGTATTTCTTCTTGGTCAAGATCAGCTTGTTTTTTTAGATTATAAATAACAACTTCTAAGTCGTTTGTTCCTCGCATTTTTTTATCTAGCATCTTTGGTTTTTTTCGCCCACACATAAATTCATTTCTTTTTGTTTTGGTAAGTTCTTAAATACCTTCTGCCCAAAGCTACTGCTTCAGGTTTGCTTCTACCTCTATATCCCCAAGCTTCTAATGATAGCTTTAGTCTAGTCTTGTTGCCCTTCTCATCAAACAATCTACCTCTACCACTTCCCATTCTAACTAAGAATGAACCTTTACGTCTAAATTCTGTTGCTGTATTTGGTCTGCCTTTTACTGGTGGTCTTAGATTACTTCCAGTAGCACGATTGTATCTTGCTCTACCAGATGCACTTAATCCACCTTTTTTATTTTTATCAGAACTTCTTAAACTAAATTTAACCATTTTTTCTAGTGTTAATTATTATAGGTGCTTGTTTCTTAACTTTTAAATTATGCTTTTTGGAAAGTAAATCTACGATACATTTAGAACAAGCTTTAACGTGTTGTTCTAATTTGTTCATCATTGGTTTATGACAGAATATACATTTACTCATATTTGATTACCCCAATTATCCCAACCATCTACTCGTTGTCTAGCGAATAGTTCTATTCTTGGTAAATCTCCACATAATTCAACTATATCATTTCTAATTCTGTCTGGTTTTCTGCTATGCTCTCTACGTTTATCCATAACTAATTGTCTTACAGATTTAGATATTCTTTTTGGTTTACCTTTTGTTGCAAGTAAACACATCTCAGGGTTTGCTCTAGTCCAATAACCGAGTCCAGTAAAATATCCTTCGTGTTTGTTTTCTTTAACCCAAGTGAAAGCTACTGTTTTATATTTAAATCCCCATGCTTTAATAACTTCAAAAGCTTGTGGTAACATAGGGTCAATAACCCAAATAAGTAAAATACAATCATCTTCAGATATATTGCTAATAGGTAAACTACAAATATCAGAAATAGACATACAATCGTAATGCTGTGTAGCACTGCGTTCATCACCTTTTTTAGACCATGATTTAAAATACCAAGCTGGGTCAGCATAAATAATATTATATTTCTTATTTGGAAATGGTATCATTTTCTACTTCCTTCATTTCAATAACTTCTTTTGGTTCTTCTACAATGTCGTAGATCGGTAAAGGAATATTGTCGTCAGTATTTTGTATCTTGTCGGTCTGTCCAAGATAAACTTTACCAAGCCACATAGCCATAATACTGGAATTCAGTTTAGTAGCAATATCAAATTGGGTTTTTCTAATAGACTTTTTTGCTTGTGCAACCCCCAGTTCATAAGATTCTTGTGCTAATTGATTTCTTTGAAGTGTAGATTCAGAACAACCAATAATTCTGGCTATTTCTGCTTTGGTACACATATAACTGGCTAAGTCTTTTATCTGATCTAGTAATTTAGGTGTAAAGTCAAAATTCGGTCTACCCCTATTTTCTTGTTTATCTATTACTAGTATCTCTTTGCCCATATTAACCGAAATGTTCGTTAAATGTTCTATTATTCTTTTTTAAGAGATTTGTAAAGGAAGTCTAATAAATCTTGGTTTTGATAAAATTTCATGGATTAAAGTGTTAGACATTTGAATATCATTTAATGTTTTATCTAAGGTAAGAGTGTTGTTATCGCAATCAAACTCTCCAAAAATTTTCTTCTTACTGGCTAATTCCTTTTCAATGAAATTAAGTTTAATTATTCTGCTTCCAAAAATAATTTCTTTCATCTAAATCTTGATACGATCTTAGCTATCTTCTTGGGTTGTTTAGAGAATTGTTGCCCCTTCTTTTTTGCCATTCTTTTAGCACGAGTTGTTTGTGCGTATTGTGATGCAGATAAAGCTTTAATTGCTTTTTCAGGAAGGTATCGTTCTCCAGTCTTAGAACTTGGTTTGCCAGATTTAGTTCTCCACTTTTGCTGACTCCAGTTCATTAAGTCTCTTTGTGATTTCTTAATCATTTATATCCACCACCTCTTGCTTTGTAAGTCTTTGCTAACAGTTGTGCTTTTCTTGCTGACCATTGACCAGCTTTAGTCCCTGCGACTGCTCTACCTTTTATTGAATAGAAAAGTCTCTTACGCATAGTTGGCTTAGTGTAGTTACCAGCTAAATTAACTGTGCTTTTTTTTCTTTTCATTTCTTTTTTCTTTTAGGCATCTTTAAAGTTTTTGGTTTATAAACTC